CGTTCCAGGACGCTGGCGTGACTCGCTATGAGATCATGAATCCCAATGATCGGCGGACGTCACCCCAATGCCAGCACATGAGCGGCAAGGTATTCACGGTGAAGAATGCCGTGGAGCAAATCGAGTCCGAAGCCGGGGCGACGGATCCGGACCACATCCGGAAGGCCCACCCGTGGCTCTCGATTGATCAGATGAAGAAAATCTCACCGACTCCCGGCCACGTTGGCGGAGCGAAAGGAGTGGCCGACTCCCGGGCGCTCGCCGGGGCCGGCCTCTCGCTTCCACCCTACCACTTCCGGTGCCGCTCAACGGTCGACATCTCGGTGGAAGCCGGATCGTGGGAGCCACTCGGAATCAAGGAGCAACCTCCGGTCATCCCCGTTAAGCCGAGGCCGAAGCCGGTGGCGGCCAAACCCAAGCGTCCGACGGTAGTCCCGCCCATAATCAATCCTGCGAAGCGACCGGCGACTATACCTCCGGAGAAGTCCGGCATTGAGGCCCCATTGCCGGGGATAGCGACGGATGCTGAACGAGTCAAGTATTGGAAGCAGCTTGACACTCGTATGGGGAAAATGGAAGGGCTTGGCGAGCGCGTTGGCTATGATCAACACAAGAGGGCGGCGGCCGGAGTCAGGAAAGCCCAACGGAAGTTACTTGAGAAGCGATACGGATTCAGGTATCCATTCGCCGATGGCTTGAGTGGCGACCAGACAATGGTCATATCCCACAGGAATGCGGTGGAAATGGGTTTGTCTGGGTGCCATTCGACCGCTACTGGTACCGTGACGCTTGCGAGGGATGTGGCGAAACGGGCCCAGGAGGAGATCAGGACGGTGTTGTCCAGGAAGGGAGGGAAAGTTGTTGTAAGGCACTCCGCCTCCAGAACCATGATCCACGAAGAAATTCATGGGTACATGAACGCTGGGACCAATTCATATGTCTACGCCGGGCCCGGGGCCTTTATCGAGGAAACAACAGTTGAGATTGCGGCTCGGCAAATCTCCAAGGACATGGGGATTGGAGCCACAACTAGCCCACTAAATTGGTCAAAAGCCAAAGGGTGGTCGCAAGCAGGCTCGTATGGCGAGGAAATCGCGCAACTCCTTGGTGACGTCCAATCGGCGACTGGGTGGGAGGCGGCCAAAGTCCGCGAGAGTGTACGGACCGCTGCCTTCAGGATGCGTCGGCTCGGTCCGGAAAAAATGGCCCACAACGCGGCCCAACACGTTGACAATTTCATCGACAACATCCCGGATGCCACACCTGCTCTACGGAAGGCGATTCGAGAGAAACTCATGAAGCGGCGCATTTACGACTTCACCACCGGACGGGAGGTCTGAGATGGTAGACACAAAATGGTCGAAAGAGTCGGTGCCGATCACGGAGAAACGGGCGATCAAGCTAGCTGAACAGATGTTGGAGGAGGTCGGCGACTACCCTCCTGGGTTCCAGTACCGCATATTCAGACTGGCCGCCAATCCCGTTGAGGTGTCGGAGAAACTTTCCCAGATGCGCGATGAGCACTTCAAGCGTCTTGGCAAGAAGCCGCCAAAACAGGAAGTGTTCGAGTGACGTCCCGCTAGGCTTGTCCGCCGGCCCCGGCCTATCCTCGGGGACGTGAGCGACGCGCACCAGGCGATTGCAGACGGAATCCGCGCGGTGGCGATGGCAGCCGCCAAGAAGCGGCCTCCCATCCAGCCGGTGCTCTCCGTCGTGGAGGATGATTCCGCCCCATCCGAGGCGGAGGAGGTGGCCGAAGTAGCAGAGCCGGCCGAGGGCGAAGTCACCACCAAGGTATTCGTCCCAATCCTCAAGGCAGAGGCGGAGCTACAGATCGTCACGGGAGTAGTCCTCCAGCCGGAGGTAGTCGACGCTCACGGCGACATCATTGGCGTGGACGTCATCCGCGAAACGGCCCACAAATTCCTTACGGAATACAACCGGCGAACCAAGTTGAAGCTCCAACACAAGGAGTTCAAGCCAAACCGGTTCGCTCTCGTGGAGTCGTTCATCGCCCCGGTTGACTTGGCAATCGGATCGAAAGTAGTCAAGGCCGGGTCCTGGGTGATGTCCGTCAAGGTCAACGACAAAGCGATCTGGCAGAAAGTGAAAGACGGGAAGATCACTGGGTTTAGCATCGGTGGTCGAGCCAAGGTCAAAACGCTTGCTGCCTAGCGAAACGGAGCGGAGCTTTGCCCGAACAACCCAAGCGGCGATTTTTAGGACTCGATACGGATGAGGTGTCCCTGGTGGACAGCCCCGCCAATGAAGTCGAATTCCTAGTTGCGAAAAACAGAGGAGACAGCGACATGGCTGACGTCAAGGACCAGGCAGCGGAAACGGCCCCGGCAGCGGAGGTCGAAAGGGTGGCCGTGGACGTGGAAGCTGGGGACGGCGACTCAGTAGCCATCGCCCTGAAGTCCGTCGGCAAGATCGTGGATTCCATCGCGGGAATCGTCAAGGACGCCAAGGGCGAGTCCGCCTCCGAGACGTCGGCCGCTGGCGAGTCCGCCTCCGAGACGCCCGCCAAGGAGGGCGAGACGGAAACCAAGAAGGCGGAAACGGACACGCCCGCCTCCGAGACGCCCGCCAAGGAGGGCGAGACGGAAACCAAGAAGTCCGAAACGAAGCCGGCCGAGGGCGAGACGAGCACGCCCGCCTCCGAGACGCCGGCCGCCGAGACTTCCGAGGCCGACACCGAGAAGGCCAAGGCGTTCACCCCGGGTCGAATTGCCAAGATTGAGGAGGCGTTGGTCACCCTTCAATCTCTGCTCTCTCAGGTGAAGGGCGGAATGGGCGAGGGGATGAAGGAAACCAAGAAGGCGGAGACGCCGGAGGCCGCGACCGCAACGCTGACCCAGTTCGGCGAGACGCTGGAGAACATCACCAAGTCGCTGGGCGACCTCGGTGAAGCGGTGAAGACCATCAACGAGCGCGTCACCAAGATCGAGGGCGAGCGTGTCCCGACCAATTCCGCGGAGGAGGACGGAGGCACCGACACACCAACAACCAAGTCCCAGGACATCTGGGCCGGGGTACTCTGAGAAAACCGGCCGACACCGGTCCAGGAAAGCGAGAGGAACAGGAAAATGGCTGGAATTTCAAACGAGGAATTGGTCCAGAAGGCAACCATCGTCGCTGATGATCTGGCGGCTGCAGGCAAGCTCAACCCGGCGCAGTCCGACAAGTTCATCGACTACGTGATCGAGGAGACGATCCTCAAGGACAACGCACGCACGGTGCGTTTCCGCAACGAGTCGTTGGACATCGACAAGATCGGTGTCGGCAAGCGCGCTGCCGTCCCGAAGGCGGAGGCTGCCGATCCGCAGGTCCGCCGCGGAATCTCGACCTCCAAGGTCACGCTCACCCCGAGTGAGATCATGGTCCCGTTCGAGATTGGCGACAACTTCAAGGAGATCAACATCGAGGGCGAGAATGTTTCTGACACCATCGTCCGCCTGATGGCGACCTCCTTGGCCAACGACATGGAGGAGTTGTACATCAACGGCAACACCCTCGGTCCGGCGGCCCTGGAGGGCGACCTCATCGACAACGGCTCCTCGACCCAGTACGTCAAGGACACCTATCTGGCGCTCCAGAATGGCTGGTTCACGCTCGCGGAGGGCGGGAACATCGTGGACGCTCTCGGTCAGAACATCGGTCTGAGCATCTTCTCCCAGGCGATTCGGGCGATGCCCACCAAGTTCCGCCGAAACATGGCGAATCTCCGGTGGATCCTCAGCCCCGACCTCTGGCAGCTGTACTTGGAGAAGCTCTCGACCCGGGCCACCATGCTCGGTGATGATGCCGCTCGCGGAGGCGGAGGCGTCCCGGGACCGTTCGGCATCACCGCCGTTCCGGTTCCGCTCCTCCCGTTCCAGCCGACCGTCGTGGAACACGTCGTGCTGAACGGCACCACGGCCGTTTCCCTCAAGAACGCCCCGGTGACCAACGTGGTCGTGACCCCCAACACGCTCGCCGGGACGCCCACGACGCCCTACGTGGTGACCACGGACTACACGCTGGACGCAGCCGCAGGGACCATCGCGCGGACGGGTGGTGGGGCCATCGGCGACGGCGACACGGTCAAGGTCACCTACCAGGCCAACCCGCAGCTCCTGCTCACCCACTTCAGCAACCTGATCGTGGGCATCGGGCGGGACATCCGGATCGAGAAAGATCGGGACATCTACAAGGGCGTGGACCAATACGCCATCACGGCCAAGATCGCAGCCCAGACCGAGGAGTTGACGGCCATCGTCAAGGTCCGAAACATCGGCACCGGCGTCTAGGCCGCCGACTCGACAGAGCCGGAGGCGCACTGAGCGGTGACGCCTCCGGCCTGGCTTGTGGAAACACCAAGCGCGCTACCATTCCTGATTGGCAAGGAGGCTCAAGAGATGGTGAAAGCAAGAGTACAGCTCACCCCGAATGGACCGGCCACATGGTCCGGGAGTGGCTACAAGTTCAAGCGCGGCGAGTCGCAGATCATCACGCGGCCCGCCGATGTCCTGATGTTCCAGAGCGCAGGCGGATTCAAGGTGACGATCATGGAG